TTATCACGCATTGGGTCTTGATAAACCATCATTACACCCATACCACAAGTGTAGTAATCATCTACTACATTACGAAGTACAGTAACACCATCTGATATTTCCCACATATAAGCGAGTAATGCATTCATAAGCTGTGCTAGCTTATTGTCACTATCTTCTCTTGGTGATACTCTGAATTGAGGTCTATTAGCAGTAAGAAGAGCTTTTGCCATTTCTACTGCTGGATGTAGTCTATTAACAACAATAGGAGCTTGTCCACGCTCTCTAAGTACTCTAGCTTGTTCTTTAGTCCATTGTTGTCCTAAACGAAACTCCCTGTCTTCTTGAGCCTGTATAGCCCATTTTTCTCTATTATTGGAGTAATCGTTAAATAAGTTTTGAGTCTCTTCTACAAGATTCTCTTTTTTATAGTTCTCAGCCATAAGTTATCCTAACGCAAAATATACTATCTACATAGTTAGCCAGTCAAGCACTTTTTTTCCTAATCTATCTGATGTGTCAACCTCTTGATATTCTTTGCGTCTACTCGGTCTAGCACCATCTAATGCTGTCCATACTGCATCCATAACATCATCATGCTTACCTCTGGGGTAAGATAAGAACTCAGCCTGTGCTTCTATATCTTGAGGTCTAAAGAAGAATTGACCTTTTGCAAGTATCGGGACTAGTGAAAGTAATCGCTCTGATTTTCTATTTCTGGGTTTAACGCCTTTCTCCAGTCCCGGTATGAATATACCCTCCTCTTGCATCTGCTTTCTTACAGAAGACCTTAATGCCTCCTGATACGCAACAGTTTCAATCTTCATTCTTTTGGGTTTGTATTTCTTATATTGTTTTATAATAGCATCGGGCTGTTCTGCTGGGTCTAACTTTGTTCTGACTATATTGATAATATATATATTACCATTATTATCTAAACCAACTGTAGCTATAACAAAAAAGTCAGCTCTTGCTGATAAACTAGATGCAGGGTCTACACCTGAGTATACTGCAACAGGTACTATCTCTTCTTTATCATCGGGTAATTTCTTAACAAGTATATTCTGTCCTTCTCGTATTTCATAGTCATAATGGTGTATTTTAATATAATCAGGTTTAAATGGGCTATCTTCAGGAGACTGTGCTATATTCATATACTCCTGATAAAATCCATTAAGATTACCTACACTAGCAAATTCATCTTTGATTTGTAATATACGCTCTTTAGGGAAACGCTCAGGCCATATACTCACCTCATCATCATTCCAAATACTATACCACAGAACATCCCATGCAGGTGATTCCTTAGCCCAGCATAGAAAACAATCTTCTGATATAACTGTGCCAATCATCGCTATTCTACCATCATCACTTAATGATGGTATAACAGCTTCGGTTATCCACTTCCTATTCTTAGCCCTAGCTTCTGGAGTATATGCATTCAGCTCTGATTCGAAATCATCAATAATGATAAGATTAGGTCTTGTATCACCTTCAATAAACCCTCTGACTCTTTGACCAGTTCCCACAGCAATAATACGAGCACCATTTGCAAGAACAATATCATTATTAGTCCACCTCTTAGCAGTGCCGGGGCCCATATCTCCAAAGTTTTCTTTAAATGTTCTACTATAAGTGAGATGGTATTTTATCCTTGATAAAAAGTTTACACTTTGACTTTGACTCTCAGAGATGATAACAATGAATAAATCTTCAGTATCAGCTTTAAAAGCAACTTTCCAGAGGGGATATATAAGAGATACAGTAGTTGACTTTGCTGTTCCTCTGGGAGCGGCAATGAGTAGTCTTCTTCTGTCTTCATTTCTGAGGTGTTGATATAGTTCATTATGAAAAGGGGGTATATCCTTGTTTAATGCCGTTGGAAAACAAACCTTACCAAAAAGCCCAATGTTACTCCTAAACTTCTTGAGTACTTGAAGTTTCTCGTATTGTGCTTCGTAATTCTCCATTATCCTGTTCTGTTACTTCTGTTAGTTTTAATTTTTGTTCTTCCTGTAATACATCTGCAATCAGCTTCTTAGTACTAACGCCTTCTATCTGCCTAGTGGTTTTAATAGTATCCTTATCATCCATGCCATGCAAGTTCATTAATTTCTCTACAGCCCTCATGAGATTGGATACATCCTCTTTCTTCTTAGCTATTTGTATAGCCTCTTCGAGTAAGTCCATTACATACTCTTTATCCTTACCACTCTCTTTTAATAATACATCAAGTTCTTCTCTTACCACTTTCTTAAACTCCTCTGTTCTAATATTTCGTTTCCATCTTCTTCTTTGTTGTGGTGTGGTCTGACCCATGACCATATCAATAGCAAGGTCTGCATCAAAGTTTGTAGAAACATATGCGAGGGCAAGGTTCTTCAACTTGTGTGAACGAGACTGAACTTCGAGTGCGGGCTTTCCAGAGAGAGTCCAAGGGGTAGACCTGCCCTCAGCATAAAATTTTTGTGTTTTATAGTTGGGGTTATGCATAATATATCCATAAGGCGTTCTAATATAAAGTGTTGCCTGTGCTCTATCGGATTCATATTCTTTCCGTTTTATAACCTCTGCTACATATCCATCATCAGAAATACAGAAGTTACCTTCATCTGCTTCTTTCCAATGCTTAAAGTCTAATCCCTCTTCTACAGCTTCTTTTTCTGTATAGATAGGATAAGACTTTGTCCCGGATTTATGATTTATTGTTATTTTGAACATTCTCTAAGTGATTCTGCCACAACCTAGAATTTATCCAAACTAGTACTAATACAAACATTAAACTTAGTTCTATCATTAGTAGTCCCTCCCAAATAGGTTTGATTCCTCTTTTCTCTGTAATTGTATTAATCTAGCTGTTAGATATACAATCCCGTCTAATAATTCTTCTATGGTCTCTTCGTGATAATCTCTATTATCTTTTAAAGGAACATCTTGACCATACTTCTTTTGTCCCAAATCCAGTCTTTCTTGAACTTTGTTTATAATAAGTTCATTGATACCAATATCAGACATCTAAAGCCCTCCTGTACCAACCAAACCAGTATTTCTCCTGTTTGGGTTTCTTTGCTACTATCTCAGCAAACTTTAATACTCTATACGCTCTGAGTCTATCTGCTTCCAAGTTTTTAACTGCCTTGAGCGTCTTTGGGCCGACTCTACCATCAAGTTCCAATCCTGCTTTGTACTTGCCATTAATAGCTCTTTGAAGCACTTTACCAGCACCAATAATGCCAAAATTAACACACATGTCAAAATAAATATGCTGTAGTTCATCGGATAGTAAATAAGCCTTGGAAGGTTTCCAATACTTAGTGTAGTATATATCTTTTGCTCTAACTATCGTTAGATTCTTGATATCCTCTTTTGGGAATGCTTTCTTAGAAATGCCATACTTCGTTTCACCTCCGGGGTCATCAGGGTCATTTACATATCCACCCTCCTTTTCTATGACATCTTCTATTATCTCATAAAAAGCTTCTGAATACATAATCTACCTCCTGTTTAATTCTAAATAAAACCCTAGTTGTTTCGTATTTAAGCTTAATATAACATAGCCTAGGTATCTGATGCAATAGCTTTCCCAGAACTGTCAAGAATCTTTTTGTCCTGCTGGTTTTGCTTTGCTCTTTCCTTAGCTTTCTCAGTAAGAAAATGCGTGAGTTCATCTGTATCTCCTTTATACTCTATATAAGAAGCTATAAGCTGATACAACTCACTAATCTGCTGTTGAATCGCAGAAATAGCATTACTATGCAGAGTTAATGCATAATCTCTATCTCTATTTGATGGTTTCTTCTTGCCCACTTTACTCATAGTTCCTCCTAATTGTTCAGTCTCTTAGGTAACCTACTAGTGACCTTACTAGTAACTTTTAAAATCCTTTATAATTTCAAACTTTACTAATGTTCCTTACTTAGGTACCTTAGGTACTGTGAAGTTAAGGTAAGAACTATAGCTTGTCAACTCTTTTTTCTAAAAATTCTATAGTTAAATGCTGATAACAGTACTTATGTCCAGTTTCTAGGTCTCTATAGAGGTGTTTTTTTCCGTCTATCGTGTGTAATACTACGAAAGGGCTGTTATTTCCTCCTTTAAACCCATCCACCTCACTAGAATCATGAGCTAAAATGGTTAAAAACAATAATAATACTAACTTTTCCATGTCTGAATTTACAATAAGTTTTGTTAGAAGAATATTAGATTTCTAAAATTTGCACTAGAATGTGAGTGGGTGATATACACTAGCAGGTACCCCATCGAAATTCACCCCATGGGGGTGTGTTCTCGTTGAAACTTGACACATATAATAGTTCAAGTCAGTGAAGTAGCTCGCTACTCGTACTCACTGCACAATAGCACAACTAATAGCTACACTATTAGACACCTACGGCTTTGTGTATTGTTTGCTCTGTACTGTTCACTTCCTTTCCCTATCATATGTGCGTGTGTAGTCTATTTCATAGACATACCACTAAACAACTCTCAACTTCACACCCACCCCCAGCCATGCTACCGCATGCCCAAGTGGGGCTCATTTCGGGGCACCTGCACAATCCCGTACTTGCTATCAGCAATAGATTTTGCTATGCCAAGGTAGTAGGCAATAGTTACTACCATAACCCTAATTAATAGGATTAATTATGCTTGAAGGTACTATTACCAATACCTTTGCTGGCAACCGTGTTCGTAACAAATGGGTTTACACCCTTGACGAAAACGGCCAGAGAATAGCAACAAATAGTCTTAAGGTGACTATCAGCGATGAGCAGGAATTACCTGCCATCTTAACAGCTGATAGGATTGCTAAAGCTAGTAAAGCTTTACCAAACCTTAAGTTTGTTGCTGGCTCTGATTACCGCAAAGCTAGTGAAGAGATTCACTTTGAAGAGAGTAAGCAGATAAGTGCTACTTATAAGCCTCTCCCAAAGCCAATCTCATTCTAGCTTTGTAGCCAGTTAGGTCAAAAGGACTGTGATTCCACAATCGTGGATTGCGAATTGACGCTTGATACAGCTTAGGCTGTATCGAGTATCAGTCCTTTTTCCTTTAAAGGTATGAATGTACAACAAGCAAGAAAGAAGTAATGACATGAGCAATAAAGCTACATTTATAATATCAGAAGGTAAGAAGACTAACATGGTTGTAGAGCATACAACAGTTAAAAATAAGAAGAATCGTAAAGGCGAGCCTTACAAGATATCTGTGACTAAACATGTTAGTAAGAAGAAAGGAGGCAACAAATGAGAAGGAGTAAGCTAGTTAAACAAAAGAGGAGATTGTTAAATATATCTCTTAAGAAACTAGGTAGAACACCTGCACAAATTAAGCGTATTGCATTACGAAAACTAAGAAAGACTGGAGATTATAAAT